CGTTGTACTGGTAGAGATCAAGGCCCAGTTCGTGGATCGTGCCGATATAGGTAACGTTGTTTTCCTTCTGCGTGGGCTTGATCACGGCCAGGGCGTAGTTCTTCACGTCCAGCAGCTTCTGGATCTGTTCATCCATAAGGAACTCTGTCACCACGTCAGAAGCCATAATGCACACGTTGCAGTTGGTGAAGCCCTCTTTCTGTACCTTCTCATGCCAGGCTTTCAGATCGGCGTACTTGTTCTGGGCCGTTCCGCCCTTCCACTTCCGCTTTGTGTCCTTGGAAATGTCAAGCAGGTTCGTAAAGCGGAAGTCGATCGTATCCTTCACGCCCTCGCCCAGCACAATGATCTTGCCCGTAAGCATGGCCTGGGCGCACATCCATTCTTCACGGCGCAGAATCATTTCCCGCAGATCCGTGAAGTCTTCCGACATCTGGATCACGGCCCGCTGTGCCGGGGTTCTGCCGCTGTACAGGCTTTCGCCGGGCTGCCGATCCAGAATATCATCAATGGTTGTCACCTTGTCCGGCGCAACGAACGGGGGCGTATACGTTTCGGTCGTATACCCGGTGTTCTTGATAATCTTGCCGCCGATCTCGCGGGACACGAACGGGGCCAGCTTCCGTGCGCCCTTCTTATAGTCCATATCAACGCTTTTCGTTGCGAACGTCTTTTCATGGGAAAAGAAGGTGCTACGGAAGAAGGTGTGGACGGGCGGCAATTTCTTGATCACGCCCATCATGGTACGGGGTTCGTAAATGCTTACACTGTTAGGCATTTTTCCTTTTCCTCCTTCGTTACTTCAAGAAAATAGACAGCTTCCGGCACGCCGCCTTTGCTTCGTCCACGGTAATTCCGTCAAGGCCCACGGAATCCGCAAACACTTCCCCGGTCATAATGTACACAACGGGATCGCCCGCCGCTTCCGCCGTACTCACGGCAATGCCCACCACGTTTTCAATGCCCTCTTTGGTTGCCTTTACAATCCCGGCATCACTGGACATAACCAGATCATGCAGGGCAATAGCGCCGCCAGCGGTTCCCGTTTCCGGCACGGCGGGGAACTCCCCGGCGTAAAACTTTTTCGGCGTATACTCCCGCCGCTCGATCAAATCCGCCACTTCCGTTTCCTCCCTTCTCTTTACAGAACTTCCTCAATGGCCCGATCGAAAACGCTCATGCCATCATCAGCGCCGCCCATAGGCGTTCCGCCCGGCTCGATCCCGTCCATGCCGGAATCGGCGGCATCCTTTGCAACCGCCGCCAGGTACTTTGCGCCCGCCTGCTTCTGGGCGGCAACGATCTTCAAGGCCACCTGCCCAGCGTCCACGGGGGTTTTGAACAGGGCATCTTCCACGATGCTTTCATACCCCGCCGGGGCCGTGTCCATGATGCTCTTGATCCGCTCCCTCTCGCTGTTCACGGCTTCCGTGCGGATCTGGTTCACCAGATCCGGGTATTTTGCTTCCAGGGCGGGCACGGTCTTGATCTGTTCGTCCATAGTTCCTTTTCCTCCTTTTTGGTCTTTTGGTTCTTCGATAGTATTTTGCAAACCGCCCTGGGCCGGGCTGTTTAACAACATTGTTGGCACGGTCTTGAACCGTGACAGATCCAACGGAACCGAATTGACAATGACTTTCCGGGCGTTCTCGATCACCGTCTGCGGCTCCGCTTCAAACATGATGGAATCACAGAAGCCCTTTTCCACGGCCTGATCTCCCGTCCACCATGTTTCTTCCTGCATCATGGCCGCTATGTCTTCGTCCTTCATTTTGGTTCTGCCCGCGTATGTGTTCACAATGGACTGTTTGATCACCTTCAATTCCTGGGCCAGCTTTTCAAAGTCCGCCGCCTTGTAGGTGTCCCACACAGTCATAGCCGGGTCATGGATCATAAAAACGCCGTTCCTGGGGATCTGGATAACGTCCCCGGCCATTGCAACGATCGTGGCCGCGCTGGCGGCCCACCCGTCAATTTTCACTGTGATTTTTGCTTCAATGTCCCGCAGGCGGCAATAGATCGCGTGCGCCGCGAACACGTCACCGCCGGGGGAATTGATCCGCACCACCAGTTCTTCCACATCCCCTATGGCGGCTAATTCCTGGTTGAACTGGGCCGGGGTTACGCGGTCTTCCCACCAGCTTCTTTGACTGGCGATCGGGCCGTACAGAAGCATTTCCGGCGGTTTCGTGCCCGTGGCCGGGACGAAATTCCAGAATCTATTTTCCGTCACCTGGTAGGGGTTCCCCGCCTGCGGGCTTCCCAGTTGCCCCCGCTGCGGGCTGTTGGCTCCCTGCGGCATCTTGCGTTACCTCCCTTAATTTTTCTTCTTCCTGTTTCAGCTGTTCTACGTTTGCGTAATAGTCCGATCCCGTCATTTCCATGGTTTCAGACTGCCGCGTGGAGAAGCCGTTTTTAACCCGTTTTTCCGCTGCGGTCACTTCTTTAACCGGGTCAAGAATCCCACGGGCCGGGCCGTTCCACTCCGCCTTGCTGTATGCTTTCCGGTACAGCGGATCAGAAAAGAAGCCCGGCGCGTTCACGCGTCCTTTCGCTACAGCTTCCGCCAGCCATTCTTCATAAACCACCTGGCAGAAGTCCGCCGCCATCCATGCGCGGTACATTTTGAACATTTTCCAGGCTTCTTCCAGTGCTCCCCGGCTTGCGGAATAACTGGCCCCGAAATGCTTCATCAGCAGTTCGTATGGGATTTCAAGAGATGCGCCGATCTGGCCGCATACCGCTTCCACAAACCCGGAAAAGTTTGCGTTTGGCCGCCCTGGGCTTGTGGCGTTCGCCTTTTCCCCTGGTTGCAGGTAGTTAATAGCGCCTGGGGCCATTTCAAGGGTTGTTTCGTCTTCATCGTCTATCCGGTCTTCGTCCGGTACGTTTGAACCTACCGCCCCTTCCATGCTGCTTTCTTCGCTGCCCATCTCAATAAAGATTGAAAAAAGGCCGTTTACCACCGCCGCCACAAGTTCCGCGTCCGTGTACCGCCCTAACTGCTTTAACGCTTCAATAACCGGGGCCAGAAACGGCACGCCGCGCCGCTGGTCTATCCGTTCACGGCTCATGATATGGATCACGTTCCGCCGCCCGGAAGCCGCGCTGTATGCAGGGACGCGCACCCATTCCATAGGCTGACTTGCAAGGGATAATGGGTGGTGCTTTGAAAAGTGATAGGCAATCACTTCCCCCGTGCTGTCTGTTTCCACGCCGCCGATTATGCGATCGTCCAGCGTGTCAAATCCGCCTGGACTGGACAGGCGATCCGCTTCAATCAGCCGTACCCGCAGATCATATGGCTGCCACCTCCGTTTCTTCATCGGAAGAAGCGCCAGGCAGTCCCCGGACAGAAGCCACGACACAAACGCCAGCTGTTGCAGTTCGCAAAAGTTATCAACGCGGGCCGCGTCACAGTCCGTACTATCAGCCCACAATTCCCATTCCTTTTCAATCTGCCGTTCCAGTTTGTAGGCCGCTTCCGGCTCTATCCCCAAGACTTCCCGATCAATCTTTGGTTTCAATCGCAATCCGCGCCCCACAACGTTTGTGCGCATGGTTTTGATCGCGCCCGTGGCAAGCGGCACGCCCATATACAGATCGCGGGAACGCTGGCGCAATACGTCCAGGTTGTCTTCTATGTCTTCCCTGGAAGAACCGCCGTTGTAGATCCATCCGGCCAGTTCCTTTTTGTAGGTGTTCGCCCCGTAATGGCTGTACCCTGTATTGATTACCCGCGTCCGCGCCATCTGCCGCCGCGCTTCCGCTCGTTCCAGGCCCTTTTGCGGGCTTATAGCGGCAATCGCGCCGTCAATAGCTCTTTGTATCACCCCCACGCATACACCCCCTTAAACAGCAGGAAGAAGCGCCCCTGCGGGCGCTCCTTCCTGTTCGTGTCTTCCTGTCAGATTTTCACGTTACCAATTATAGCGGAAAAAACGGGCAATGGCGGGCAATCTTTTATAAATCCCTGGGCATGATCCGCATTGTCCGGTTGCGCCCACCGTATTTCTTTGCCGCTTCCAGCTTTGCCACAATCCCCGCCCAATACTTGATCGTGTTCCTGATTTCCGCCAGGTCTGCCCGCGTCAAAGTTCTGCTGCCGATCGTGTATGACTGGTTCGTGGTACAGGCCAGTTCCGCTTCTAACCATGCGTCAAGGTGTTTCTGTGCGATTTCAAGAGTAATTCCCGGCATTATATGATCCCTCCACTTGTCCGGCGCTTCCGCCGTTTTTTCTTTGCCTGCGGCTGTTCTTCCGCTTTTTTCAGCGGCACTTGCGCAATCTCAATAGCCGCCGCCGCATAATTCCTACAGTCTAACGCTTCGTTTCGCTTGTGCTTATAGTCCTTTATCTTCCATTCAAACACTGGCCGCCCTTTTTTGTAGGTCAGCACTTGTTTTTCTGCTGTCAGGCCAATAAAGAAACTTTCATCATAGCCCCGCCCTTCTTCTTTTGGAAAATGGCAGTAGCCCGGCCCTTCATCCTCCAAAAGAAGCCGTTGCAGCAGCAGGCTTTTCCCGGTATCCACGCCCAGCATGAACAGGTTTACTCCCTCCCGGTTCCCTTTTGTTGGCTTCTGTATGTAGGCTGATTGACTGTCGTTGCTGCCCTTTATGGCCCGCAATCCCCGCGCATACCGCGCCTTACAGAATCGGTATACCTGGTTCGTGAAGTGTCCGCCCGTGTCCATGCAGACGCAAATAATTTTCAGCTTCGTTCCGTCCGGCTTCGTGAACGTCTGGGAAAGAAACGCGTCCAGGTCTTTCCATACCTGATCCAGTTTCAAATCCCCGTAAATGGCCGCGTACTTTATGCCCCAGCTTTCATAGTCCACGCCCCAGCCCACCACTTCCGCTTCAAAGCGATCGTCTTGCGTGTCAACCCCCGCCGTCAGGTATAGGACTTCCGGTGGAACCTCACAATTATAGCGCTCCCGGCGCTTCATAAGGGCGCTTTCATCAATTTCCGTCCCTTCTTCTTCCCACGTCTGGCCCATTTTGGTATTCGTCCAGGACTTCAATTCTTCTATATTGCCCTTTTTCTTTTCCTCATTCGCAAGCAGGAATTTTTCTACAATGTCCCGCCAGCGGGCCAGGGTTGATCCCAGGGCGTTAAGGTGGAAGCCGCGCACGGGGTTTTCCGGTTCCGCGTGTATGTACTTCCCGTTTATAAACCCCTTTTTCCATTCCGCTTCTGTTGCCAGCGCTGCGCACTTGCTGCAACAATACTGGATCGTGTCCAGGTTGTCTTTGTCGAACACAACCCCTTCCCATGTCAGCGGTTGCAGTTCCCCGCAATGCGGGCACGGCACGTTCCATTCCCCTTGTGAACTGTTCTGGTATTCTAATTCAATCCGGGAAGTTCCCTTGTTCCCCGGCGTGGACACATACACTTCCTTGCTGTTCCAGAAGGTTGTAAGGCGTTCGGACGCAAGGAAAAGCGGATCGCCCTCCGTCCCCGCCGTGGCCGGGTATCTGTCCACTTCGTCCGCCAGCAGCACTTGCACGGGCCGGGAAGCAAGGGAAGAAGGGCTGTTCGCTCCCACAATGGCGATACTTCCGCCGGGGAATACTTTTTCCAGTATGGTATTTCCCGCTCCCCGCCGATCGCTTATCATCCCCCGCAACACTGGCGTTTCCTGTATGGATTTTGCCAGCCTGTTTTTAGAGAAACTTTCCGCCATCGTAATTGTTGGCTGCATCATCAGGATCGGAACAGGATCATAGTGCATATAATATCCCACTACGTTTACCAGTGTTTCCGATTTTGCCACTTGTGCGGAACTCATGACCACAACTTTTTTGATCCGCACGTCCGAAATGCTGTCCATGACTTCCCGCATATGCGGCGCTCTATCCGTTCGCCAGCGCCCCGGCTCCGCCGCCCCCTGCGGTATCCGGCGATACCGATCCGCCCATTCTGATAAACGCATTTCCGGCGGCGGTTTCAACCTTGCGAAAATGCGCCTAAATACCGCTTTCGCCTGTTCCTCCATCCGGTCTTCCTTCCTCCATTTCCGCAAGCAGACCGTCAAAGTCTGCCAGTTCTTCTAACGCTTCATCCGTTGCCCGTTTCAGCGCCAGAAAGATTTCCATTTGATCGGTTTCCACCGCCAGCGCCGGGCTTTGCTTTACCGGAATGTTGCGGATCTTCTGGCGGAATCGCAGAAGCATTTCCACCATGACTTTTTCCACGTCCGCCGCCTGGATCACTTCCCGGCGTTTCAGATCCAGTTCCAGTTCTTCTTTTTCCCGCTTTGCCCGCGCCAGCTTCGCCCGTTCCGTGTTGTAGTCCACGGCTTCTTCCGGCGATCCGTCCTTTTTCAAATACTCAATATAGCGGTGTACGCAGTCCTTCAAGTTGTACAGGCCGGGCCGGGCTTCCGCAAGTACGCCCTTTTGCCGTAGCTGCCGCACGCGGTGATCCGAAATGTCAAGCCACTGGGCAACCACAGCGGCGGTATACAGCTTCAATTTTTTGCGCACCCCCTTATTTTTTCCGCCGCCCAGAAGCGGAAGCGTTTTTTTCCGCTTTTCAGAAAATCAAACGCCGGGGCTCGCCGTACCCTCACCCCTCCTTGGCGCTGGAAGAACCTATTCCGCGCCGCCCGGCTCCGCGTCTTCCAGGTCTTCTTCCACGTCCGCGCCGTCTTCCGGGTCTATGTCGAACTCTCCCGTTGCTTTCTGCCGTGCAAGCTGATACTTCAAACGTTCCAGCGCAAGCCTGCTTTGATCTGCTTCGTGTGCCCGCATACTGTCCAGCAGCTTTATGATTCGGCCATTCAGTTTGTTCAGTTCTGCTTCAACCTTCATGGCCCGATCAAACGGGCTTGCTTTGATTATGGTTTTCATGGCCGTTTTAAGGCTTTCTGTTCCGCCCTCCGGGTCTTCTGCCAGTTCCAGTTCCATCCCCATTTCTTCCGCCTGGGCGCGGTCTTCCTGCGGAATAGGGACAACCATATGCACGATCTTGTCCGTGTAATATTCCTGCTGTTTCGCCGGGTCTGTAAATCCTTGCAGTAACCCCGTTAAATATTCCTTGCGCACCAGTAAGCCTTGCAATTCCTCATTCATCCGTGACAGCGTTTCCCCCGGCTGCATGGACAGAATAGCATTTCTCTGTTCTTCCGTCAGGTCTTCTATGCTAACACTCGCAAACGCTCCATGCGTTACAGCGTTCTTATTGCCCTGCTTTGCTGGCGTTTCCCCAGCCGCGTTCTTATTGCCCGGCTGCCCACCCTTCTTCTTTGGCTGGTTTTGCAGGGCATCTTCCCACTTGTCCAGGGATTTCCATTTCCTTATGCGGCCATCGTCCACGCCAACAGCCGCCGCCAGTTCTTTTGTGCTGATTTTCCCGCCGCTTTGCAGGTACAGTTTTTTTGCTTCGTCCCGCTCCGGCTTCCTGGGCCTTGCCATCCCGGTTCCCTCCTGTTCGTTCGTTTTCAGCCTTTCGCTGTTCCTGATCATGCCGGAACTGGTAAAATAATAACAGGCTTTGAATTTTGCTTCAAAGCCTGTTACTGTAGGGGGCTGACTTCAAAGGCTTTTCCCGCCCTTGTTCTGCTACAGTATAGCAGAAAAAAGCGGGCAATGGCGGGCAATCTTTACTTTAAAAACGAAAAACCCGCAATAATCTTATTTGCCCCGAACGCTTTAACCAGGCTTCCAACCGCCGCGTCACGGATATTTTTGCATTGCCTTTCGGAATAATGGTTGCGTGCCGAAACTTGTTCCCATTTCAGCCCGTGTAAGTAGTAGTCCGTTACGATCACTTTCAGCTTGTATTCCAGGCCGGAAATTCCCCGCAGAATTTCCACTTTCAGCGTCTGCAATTCCGCGATCTTCGCCGTGTAATAGTCTATGTTTTCCGCTATTCCATCCGGCAAGTTCAAGGCTACGGCTTCCACGGCGTTTGAAATGTGGTTTTTCCCTTTCGGCATCCCGTCCAGGCTTTGCCCGCCGATCGTGTCATAGTAGCTTTCCAGTTCTTCTACCATGCCCCGGTAATACCTGATTTCTCCATCAATATTCCGGTAGAACATCAGGGCGGCCAAAACGTCTTTTTTGTCCATTTCCTATACCTCCGATTTCCGGCGGTTCCTTTGAAGTCATAAAAACGGGTACAAGGCATAGCCCCCGCCCCCACGGCGGCTATGCCTTTTCCTTGCTTATTTCAGCTTCCGCGCCCGCGCTTTTTCATCGTGCGCCCCTCCTATTTCAGCTTCCTTCCGCAGAACGGGCAACAATGGAAAATCATGTGTTCAACCGCGCCCGTTTCCTTGTCCAGTATCATTGCCAGCTTTCCTTCCGGCTCATAGGCCAGTAAGAAGCGCCCTTCCGCCGTGGCCTGTTCCCTGTGATAGTCCGGGTTGCACCACGCACAGCCGCGCCCGCGTGGTTCCCGCACGACATAGGCGGGCTTTTCCGGCTCCTTCTGCGGCGGCTTGTCCGTCTGTTCTTCCTGCGGCCCGCCCTGGGCCGTTTCCGGCGCTTCCTTCGGCCCCTCCGCCGCCGTGGCGGTATCTGTACCCCCTGCGGCTTCCGGCGCGTCCTGGGCGGCTTCCTGGGCCGTCTGGGCGGCTCCTTCCGCCGCCGCGTCAAGTTCCATTTGCCCTTCCAGCGGCTTTCTTGCTTCTTCCGCCTGTTTCAGCGCCTTTGCATCGTTTATGGACAGCACGCCCACTTCTTCCAGCGTGTCCGCCGCCCTGTGCTGGTAGTCCAGGGATAGCCCGGACAGTTCATAAGCCGTTGACACGCCCAGCCGCTTTGCCTTAAATGCCTGCATCAATTCCGGGCATAGGTTGTTCTTTATGCTCTTGTACCTGCCGATCTGCGCTTCCGTGATCCCGGTAAATTCCGCCGTGATCCAGCGCGTGCGCCCCTCCACTTCAACTTCCTTCCGCAGTTCCGCGATCAGCGCTTCCGTGCGCAAGGTTTCTTCCATCTTCTCCCAGTCCGATTTTTCGCGGAAGCCGTTTGCAAAAATCAGGGCCAGGCGGTCAAGGATCGTTTTCACGGTTCCTTCTTCCTCCACCGCCCGCGTTACGCACGGTACGCGCCGGAACTGTTCCAGGCCGTCTTCCACCAGGGCCATACAGGCCAGGCGGCGGCGGTGTCCGGCCACCACACGGAATTTGTCCCCGTCCCGCTCCACAAGCAGCGGTTGTAGCAGGCCCACGATTGCAATAGACTGTTTCAGATCGTTTATGTACTGCGTGGAATAGAAGTTTTCCTGTGAAGGAATCAGATCGTAAACGTCAAGCGTCAACTGCTCCATTCCATCCGCCGTGCGCGGCTCTTTTTCCCGCTCCACAGCTGCCGCCTTTGAACGTTCGTTCAAAAGCTGGTGCAAATCAAATTTTGCCATCCCGGTTCCCCTCCTGTTCTTCCGCGCTGGGCCGTGCTTCGTGCCCCGTGCAAAGATACACGTCATGCACTTGCCGCCGTGCGTCTTCACATTCCAGGCAGTTTATGCAATAGCCCCGTTCGCAGTCCTCATATGCGGCGTTCTGGATGCAGTCCGCGCATAAGCACCGCCTGTTCCCTACAGCGCATTTTCTGGTCGCTTCCATTCCCTCACCCTTCCTTCTGCGTGTCCGATTCGGTCACGGGCCGCACACTCAAAAGGCTTACGCCGTCCGCCTGCAAGGCCGCCAGGTATTCTTCCACCAGGGCCGCATAATCAATGGCCGCGTTGGAGCGCTTGGAATATACCGTAATAGGAAGCCGGGCAAACGTGCTTTCGCTCACCTTCCGGGACGTGCGGATCTTCGTGCGGAATACCGGATATTTCCCCGCCGCTTCCAGCTGGGCCGCGCCCTGGGCGTGGGCTTCGTTCCGCTTGTCGTACTTCGTAATGAAGCACCCCCGGAAGGTCAATTCCGGGTTCAAGTCTTCCCGCGTGAACTCGATCTGTTCCGCCAGTTCCGCCAGCCCTTCCGTTGTGTTATCATCCACTTCCAGCGGTACGATCACGTCATTGCTGGCAACCAAGGCGTTGATCGTGGATATGTTAATATCCGGCGCGTTGTCAATCACGCAGAAGTCGTATTGATCCCGCACCTGTTCAAGCGCCTTTTTCAACCGCGTTTGCTGCTGGCGGGTCTGATCCAGCAGCACTTCCAGATTCGCTTTCAGCAGTTTCATGTTGGCCGTGATAATGTCCAGGCCGGGGAAGTCCGTGTGCTGGATCAGGCTGCCCATATCCGGGCGGCGGGCGGTCATGATCTTATCAATCCCGGCCCCGTCTTCATCCCGGCGGCGGTATCCCCTGGAAGCGTCCCCCTGCTTGTCGTTGTCAACCAGCAGGACGCGGAAGCCCCTTTCCGCCAGCAGATGCGCAATAGCAACGCTGGAAATGGTCTTTGCCACGCCGCCTTTCAAATTGATAACCGATAAAACGCGCATATCCATTTTGTCCGTTCCTTTCTGCCCGTCCCGCCGATAGCACAGCATTTCACGCCTAAAATGGCAGAAGGTGAAACAGCACCCGTTCAAGCACCTTGCTTTCCGGGAACTTCTGCGCCAGGCGGTAAACCGCCGATTGCAGGCCCTTCCCGGCCCACGTGCGGAAGAAGCGCTGGCGCACCGTCCACAACCGCCGATGCTTCCGCCAGAAATGAAGTTTCCGCGTCCACGGCCCCTTCTGGTTCATCCCGGCTTCCCCTCCTTCTGCTTTGCGATAACCGCCGCTTGCGCCCGGTTCGCCCGTTCCGCCGCCGCCTGCATCCAGCCCGCCGCCGAACGTGGTGGCCTTGTGCGCTCCCGCTCCCACTGGGCTTGCAGAAGTTCCGCTTTGCTCTTTGGGCGGTGCTTCTTCTTACCCACGGCGCTTGCGGCCCTTCTTCTTCCGCTTCTTCCGTTTCGGCGGCGCGGCCCGTTCCGGCTCTCGGTCTTGCCACGCTTCTTCCTGCAATACTTCCAGAACTTCCACGTTTTCCAGCTTGAACGTGTACGTTGCGCCGGGGTCATACGTGCCCGCCGCCCAGTCCGCCCGGAACTTTTCAAAATCGCCCTTGTAGGCGCTGGGCAACATGGCCGGGCCGCCCTTGTACTGTTCCGCGTGGTACATGGCGCACATAACGCGATCGTCAACCTCTTTCGGCCAGTTGAACAAATGCCAGCTGCTATGATCGTCATACCACCAGGAAGCCAGTAGAATTTCCAGGCCGTTAAAATACTGATCCGCTTTCTGCATGGCCTTGAAGTTGTTCACCGTGAAGCCCTGCCCCCGGTATTCCTCCCGGTACGCCTGCCAGGGCCGGGCCGGGATATTGATCCGCGCCCGCACCACGCGGGGCGTGTATGTCTGGTTTGATCTATCTTCCATTGCCGTTCCTTCCCAGCCTATCCGCGATCCGCAGAATGGCTTCCATTGATTCTTTTATGTTCCGGTCTGTACTGGCGGTTATTTTCA